TAACTTGACTTACATTTGGTAGACCGCCACCTGGTCCACCTATAGACATAAAATCTTCACGCTTGGGTGGTACAGGCATTTTTTGCAAAATAGGTTGGGTGGGAATTTGCCTTCTATTAGCTGGGTCAATAGGTTCATTTGTAGGTACTATAGGTTGAACTGGTTGGTTTATTGTTGCAAATAGAGCTGGTGGAGGATTGTTGCCTGCCAATACTGGTGCAGGACCTACGCCTCCTAAATCTTTAGGTCCACCGATAGTTACTGGTCCAGTTTCTAATTCTATAGGTTCTTGTGGCACAGCAGTTATGCCGCCCACAGGATTATCTGGTATTTGTATGCCTATATTTGTTGGTGGTGATACTGGGCCTGTTGGTAAATTAGCTATAGGCAAAATACCACTTCCTAATGGTCCACCACCTGTTACTGGAATACCTCCTGTTTGTGGTGGTTGTGGTTGTTGTAAAACTGGTTGAAATGGTTGATTTATACCGCCTACACCACCTATTGATGGTGGTCTTTGTGGAATTTGTTTTTGTATATTATCAAACGCGTTTTGTAATGGGCTACGTGCTGGAGGTATAGGTGTGCCAAATGGGTTTGGCTGCCCAAATATACTTTTTTCACCCACTATATCTATTCCAGGTTCTCTTAACATAGGCCTAACACCTATAGCAGAAACTGGTCTACCAATTGGAGACATAATTTGATTTCTTAATGCTTGTGATAATTTGGTCATAAAGCCCATTATACTTGTCCTATTTTATTAAATTGCTCAAAAGTTTTCATAAGCTTGTCCATGTTTTCAGCACCCTTTTGTCTATTTGGTGAACCATTTGGTATAAGTTCTATGCCTGTTTCTGTTTTTGTTACTTTAAATCCACCTAAACCATTGTTAGCTGCTGATGTCATTACAAACTCACCATCACTCAACATAGCTGGTATATCATCACTTGTACCTGTTCCTGGTCCTACTGAAGGGCCACCCATACGCATATCTAATTCTTGTAATCCACCATCTTTAGCTCCTCTTATTCCCATATCAAAACCTTGAAATGTTTGTTGAGGTACTAAATCTGGTCGTATTGATGTTCTTATATCTTGTAAGCCACCTTGCTTCTTTTCATAATCAGACTTAACTGCTTTGCCGTAAAGACCTGCTAGAGCTAGTAATGGCAAACTAATACCGCCTCCTGATTGACTTCCTTTGGCACCGCCAAACATTTGTGTAAATTGTGAGCCTACACCACCAGTTGCACCAGTTAAAGGATTGACAAAAGCACCACCAGTTGTTGTAGATCTACCCCCAAATACACCTCCGAAAGGGTTTTGTAATCCTGTTGTTATAGCATCTTTAAAACTACCTATACCACCTGGAGCTGTTGCTGTTAAACCACTTAAAAATGGTGATATGCCAGGTATATTTGCTTTTGCTCCTGTCTGTAAAAATTTTGCCACTGGACCAGTACCACTGAAACCCATTAGTGAACCTGCTTTACCTAATACTCCACCTAGTGCAGTACCTACTCCAGGCACTAACACAGCAAGTGGTGCTACTTTTTTTACTACCTTTTTAAGTTTTTTACCTAATTTTTTAAGAAAACCAAACTCTGCCATACCTGTTATTGGGTTTATTGACATACCTTCACCAACCCTATATTCATTAGGATCAAGTCCAACCGCCATCATTTCTTGTTCTATTATTTTTTGTGTTTGTGGAGATATAACTGGTGGGACCACCATTTCTCCTGGTGCCACGTGAGCAAGCATACTGTCCTCTCCTCTTCCTAAACCTGCTATACCTTTGCCTGAGTTGTCGATTCTATTCATGCTCAAATTATTCCTGTAAACATTTTAACCAAAATACTAATAAGTATCTATCTCCTGATTCTACTGCAAGTCCCCTGTGCATATGAGTAAAACTCGGAAAAATAAGAGCGTGGCCTGTAGGTAATGGCTCAACTGTACCACGTTTTAAAAACTCAGTTCCGCCACCTTTGTACTTTCCAGTGTTCAAAGGAACTACCATACTAATATCGGCACTTGCGTCATGATGCCAAGCACCTTGTTTTTTATCCTTTAAATTATAGTTTGCTATTTGTATTCCACCACTATCTACGTGTCGATTCCAAATATTCAAAAATATAGGATTTCCTATAGTATATATCGTTTGCATCAAAGATTGAAAGATTTGTGGACAATTATCTTGAAAAGTTATTTCTGGTATTTGTCGTAAATTATCTTCTTCTGGGTTTGGATTGAACCCAAAATGCGTTTCTAAGCTTTGCATTTCATCTAAAAGTATGTTGCAAAACTTTTCTGAAAAAAAAGGTACTGTATAAACATCTTTTAAAGGTTCTTGAATAATTTTATCTAACTTTGTATCTTTTCTAGGCTGCAAACCACTATCTTCGTAAAAGTTTACAATTGGTTGTATAGAGTCTTTTACTGCTTCAAAAGTATCTTTTTGTATGTACCAATCAGCAGGATAGGTTAACAAAAGGTTTTTAACTTGATAATTTATATTTTCTGCTGTATTGATCATAGCTCTATAGTTATATCACCATTAGTTTTTACAGAAACTGCACCTACTGAAGTTGTCATTTCAAAACCTTTAGGTGAGGTTCTATTACCTATATCAACCCATATATTACCTGTATATACTTGTAAAACACCAACAGTTGTATTCCATATAATACTGCCATCATTAAATTTTAATGTGTTTTTTTCATCATCAGATATTTGTCTTACATTATCTAAATCTACAGCACCAAGGTTGATTTCTAGTATTCTAACCAATCTATTAAACAAATCTGATGTGACATTTTCATTAGCTAAAGGTAGTTGCGTTTGTAATAACTTACTCATCTTCTACCGTCAGGTTTAATATCTATACGTGTAGCTCCTAATCTCCATCCTATTGATAAATTACCATCATTATTAGCATCATCGTCAGATTCAAATCTTAATGCTATCTGACGTGATCTACTTCTTACAAAAGCTTGTTGAGTTGAAGATGTTATAGCACTGGTTGAATTTGTTGCAAGAGTATCGCCTGGAAAGTTCCTTGTTTTTAAAACTATATTTATATTTCCGTTATTATCATCTTGTAAGAATTTATAGTCTGGTATTATTCTTTTTACAAAACTAAATTGATTACCATCTCCTATATCAAGATCACTGCTTTCTATAAAGACATTAGTCATAGGCGAACCATCATCATTAAATCCTATTTCTTGTTGGTATAAATATCCTGAAGATACAGATCTTGGATAATTTACAATCCCTGAGTCAAGCCATGCAGTTCTTGATAATTGACCATAAAACCAAACACCCTCCACATAGTTGTAAATAACATATCTATCTACTTCATCTGAACTAGATGAGCAATAAAACCAACCAACTTCGCTTTTATCTTTTATTGTAAATGCGTTAACTTTAAAAGATTGTGTTAGATTTATATCTGAAAATACGTAGTTATGAACTGAACAAGGTAGTGTTTGCACGCTACCATTATAAGAATAAAAATTGTTATAGCTCATCCAGTAAACACCACTTGGTGTAGTAACGGCAGCCTTTGGACCTATCAACCCTGTACCTTCGTTAATAAGATTTATACCAAAAGTAAATGGTGGGCCTATGAACTGCATACTATAAAGTGCTGTATCAGTCCAAACTAATATTTCTTGTCTTGCTTTTACACCACCAATAATAGATGAGCCGCTTGACAACCTAAGTGAACCTGCAGTGTTCGTTGACAAGGGCTCAAAATCTAAAGCATTTTCTTGATCACTAAATGCTATAAGCATAGGATCTACAGTACCAGTTCTTGAGGATCCAGATATAGGATCTGCACCTAAAACTATTAAATGTCTATCTTTTTCAGATGTAATTACTTGTAAACCTTTAGTAGGAACTAAATTTGCACCTGATATACCAGATAATTCTACAGCTCTTGTTGATACACCATTATTTTCTGTCCATTGATATATTCCTGCTGATCTTTGATTTATTATTAAATTTTCACCAAAGTTGTCATGAGTCCATATTCTTAATTGATTTGTATTACTTAATGATGATGTGCTACCAAAAGTTCCAGATCCCCATCCATTTATACCCCAACCAGTTCCAGGTATGTAAACATCCAAACCCACACTTATTTGATAAGTACCAACAACAGATGAGCCACCATTACCAGAATCAGAAGCATTAGCTGTGACCGTTGCTCCAGATGTATCTTTTGCCTCTATTGTATAACTGTTAGCATTTACTATAGTGGCTATTTGATATTCTTGATTTAAAACTGCTGCTGTTATATTGCCTCCTAACGTTGCAGCCCCACTAAAAGTTACAAAATCGTTTTGAACAGCACCATGCCCTGTATCTGCAACTGTTATTGTTGCATCACCATTGCTTGCAGAAAATGTTACGTCTCCTGCACTTGTTGTTGATCTTATTGGCGTAATGTCATTAAAAACGTTACCAGATTCTATGTAATACTTAAAAGTTGTACCAAGACCTAAATATTTAGTACCTCCCAATGAAATCCAAGCATGTAAAGCTCTTGCCGTTCCTAAATATGTATTTGTAGAAAGTTTTTCCCAACCCCCAAATTTTTCTGGCCTGCCTTTACGAAAACGAACTAGATTACAATCAAACCAGCCTCCTTCATTATCGTAATCAGTTCCTTCTCTATTAATGCCTGGTCTAAATGTAAGTTTTTGTAATGGCATTCTTATACCTCATGCCATTCTTTGCCTTCAAATAGCAAAGCTTCTGCTTCTCTTCTTCTTATTAAACCTTGTTTAACTTGACCTCCTGCTTTGTTCCATCTTTTAATTTGCATAGGCACTCCGTCATAATCTTTTGAATTTAAAACTTTAAGCAATGTAGATGCTTTCAAATTAGCTGGACCTAAATTAAATACCCATGAAACCATAGCATCAAATTGATTTTGTTCTAAATCTACTTCTACCATATCGTTTATGTAGCCTTCATACTCATTCATTTCATGCAGCAACAAATTATCAGCTTCTTCTTGAGTTATAGTATCGCCCTCTTTAACACCTTTAGTTGAGCCATAACCTATTGTTAAAACATTTGCAGCACAACGATATGCTTCTAACTCACATCCTTCAAACTTTTTTATAAGAGATAAACCTTCTTGTGATATTTGCATATTACTCTCCTTTGTCGCTGGTGTGAGATGCTCCGAAATAAAACGAAATAATAGCACTTGCTAATCCTCCAAGATAACCAAGCACTAAATTAATTAATGCTTCGCTGTTTTGCTCTGGTGGTTGTAGTGTTACTAAAAATATATAACCAAGAAACCCACCTATTGTGAATAAACCTATAATACGAGCAGTCCAATCTTTGCTAAACAAACCTCTGGCGTGTTGTTTATCTTGCGTTTCAAGTTTAAATACGTCAACGTCAAGTTCTTTCATCTGCACTTCAAAGTCTTGCTCTGCTTTTTTAAGTTCCATCATTTGTTCAGGTGTAGCGTTTTGTATTGCTTGTTGCACAGATTTTTGATCGTTAGATACGCCTAATACTTCAGCTATTTTACCCATTGCCATATTTCCTAATGGGCC